ATAACTGACCAAGAGAATCAAGAACCATAATCATTGGCTTGCGCTTTGCTTCCGGTTGTGCTTGATACTTCTCAATGATTTGCAATGCAGTATGACGAAACTTCTGAATTGTATCAGGTTCAGAGTTTACGACACGCTTAGTGTCAACGCCTCTGGATTCCATCATTTGTTTTGTAACTGCGGCTTCAGTATCAAAGTAAATAACACCACCTTCAGGATTTGCATCAAGGAATTGTTTAACAATTCCAAGCACAAAAAATGTTTTACCTGTTGACGATTCGCCAGCGAATGCAGTCACTTTATTGTTAGGCACACCACCATAGATGCTACCTGATAAAACAGCATTCAATGCATATGAACCAGTATCAATGCAACCACTATACTCAGCAGATGCACCACCCTCAGATAAAATTTTAGTGTCTTCGTCTTTCAACTGATCCACTAAGTCTGTAAAAAAATTACTCATAATCACCCCTTAAATTATTAATCATCAATTATTATAACATCAATCCAACACAAAATCAACTTTATTTTTCTGCATACTCCGCAAATTTTGATCTACCATCCCTGGTATATTTGCGCTTAAACTCTTCTAGTTCTTCCTTTGTCATGGGTATAGGTTCAACCAATGACGCATTCAAATTTTCATCACCAACGGGTTGTTGTACTTTTTGTTTTCTCTTTTGTTTTGGTGCAACTTCAGCAGGTGGAGGAATATTAACTTCATATCCACCAGACTTTTCTTCTTTTGCTCTCGCAATTTCTTTCAGAGAAAAGTTACCAGCAATGACAAGCAAGACTGCCATTGGGTCAAACACAAGAACTAAAAGAATGATAACGAATCGTACAGACTTATCTAGTAAACTAGAATCAACGCTATCGCCATAGATTAACGCCGCAATATATTTGATCGGACCAACTTCTGCTTCCACTTTACGAATTTCGGTTGCGATAGGTGCTCTTTCTTCATTAAGAGTCGAAATCCGCTTGTTATATGTTTCGATTTCTTTAAGTAAGCGACCACGTTCAACCTGTTGGGCTTTGCGTAGACTTGCCGCTTTCTCTGCACCCTTTTCGTTTGTTGAACGAACCATAACTTGGTCCACAGCCTCATCCATCTGTTTGAGCGTTTTGCGATTAACATCAATATTATCCTTCTCAACTTTAATCTTCTCATCGATCATTGCAATTTTTGCAGTTACATCTCCACTAACAAGACTTTGATCGCTATGTGCTTTAGAAAGATATCCAAAGATTCCCAATGATGTGATAAACATTAGAATGATAACTGCTATCGTAAAATAGTACTTCAGAAATCTTGGTGCGATTGACCAATTCTTATATGCCCATGATGCGGCAATGAGTTTTGAAAACTCAAGCGCACCACCCATGATTGCAATTGGGATTGGGCTAGCCGCAAAGATAGCCATTAGACCAATGACTGAATAATATGCGGCAATAGCAGAAAGAGATATCGCACTCAATAATGTAATCAAAGCAAATAGCATAAGTTTATCCTCTAGTTAATGCTAATACTTTGTCGATTTGTTCTTGAATTTTTGCTGTGCGATTTGGCCAGTAGATATATTCTTTTTCTGGATTCTTCATCAAGTTGACAAGTAAAGGCATGATAAGTTGTTCTAATTCTTTTAAATCTTTTTTTACTTCTGCTGTCATGTTCTGACGTTCTGCGTCAAGACCAAGTTTACCTTGATTGTACAATGATAGCATTGAATCTAATTTCTCTTCTACACGCTGTAAAGATTCGGAAGATTGTGCTACTGTTTCTTTAACAGCAATTGTATCTTCTAATGTATTTGGATCCGTAAGTCTAGTTAACGTTGATTCGTCAACTGCACTAAATCCAAAATCATCTTCTTTTCTAAACGCTAGATATTCTGATGGTATTTTGCTCATGCGAAAAAACTCTCCAATGAAGAAACACGTTCGGTCTTCCAACCAATTGTGTTTACGATTGTTTTTAATGGTTCAAGATATGCTTTATCAAACTGCGTATCGTAGTCGATATATTTTTCTACGCCAAACTCTTTAGGCAAGACTGTGAGAATAGAAAATACATTTTCTTGAATCGGATTCGGAACTTTCATGTAACAGAATTTAGTCTTGTCACCATCCTGAATAAGTTGATACTTCTTAGTCAGTTTATACTTTTTCAGAAACGCATTAAACATTATCGCACCACGCACATGCATAGGTGTGCCTTTTGAATATAGTTCCGTACTACCCATATATTTAGATAGGTCACTAACACCACGTGGAAATGCAATGTCTTCAAATGGAAGAGTTTTGAATTCTTGTTTGAATGCTTCAACAAAAGATTGAAACTCTTGTTCATTACCATTCATCACAATCTTCAAAGACTCTTTAATCTTCTCACGGCATGACATTGGTGTAGAAGACTTGACAGCTTCAATGCCCATCATCTTCAACTTTGGCTCTGCGAATCGAACACCTTCAGAATCATACACGTTTAGAATATAGCGTTTCTTTGCAGTCCAGATGCCTTTGTTTGCAATGACCTCACGCTTCATCTGCATCTTCTGGTCAAATGCATTCATGTAGTCTGCTAGTTCTTGGTACGACTTGTCGATGAATGGTTCGAATTTTTCGATACATGCTTTGTTGACAAAATCAACAATCGTTTCAACTTTCGTTTCACTCTTCGATCCGTAGACCATATTAACAAGCGGACCAAGATTGACGTATACAGAGTCCGTATCCGATGCGATGACATAATCATTATCCTTAGTTTTCAATAGTTTGTTTAGGTAACTATTCAACTTCATTTCAATCCATCGAATGGCTAGTTGACCAGACAGAGTGATTGCCTCTGCTTGTCGAATGTCAAAGAATCTAAAATATTGATTACCAAGTGCGCCATAAGCGGAGTTCAATTGTACTTTCTTTGCCAACTGCAAGTTCTTGTACTTTGAAATTTGATTTGTTATTTCACGTTTACGTTCTTTATCAGTTTCTTTTTCGTAAGCCTTTTGCGCCTCGATCATTTTCTTTTTGTACAATGAACGATCATCATACATGCGTTGCATCATAGCAGGCAGAAAGCCTTGCTTGTCACGCTTGAAGTAATGCCCATTGGCTGCCATGCAATATTCACCTTGTGCTTGATATTCACCGTTCAACAAATTATCAATAGAGATACTCGTATGGCGACCTTCAACAATTGTTTCAGGTGAAACATTGTACTGCATAATCAAGTGTGGATACAATGAGTTCAAGTCAAACGACACAACCCATTCGTGCATACCAACGATTGGGTCTTTCACATAAGCGCCAGCATACTGTTCGTCTTTTGGTGTACGAACATTCTGTGGCACAACAATGTTTTGTTCAATCAATTCATTGTGGATCAAAGTATCCCACATGCGTACTTGCGTGAACACATCGGTGTAGTTAACTTTAGCATCGTATGCAAGGGCAAGCGCCATGTCAATCAATTGCATCTTAGCATCAATGCGGTCCACAAGTTCAACGTCATGGATGTTGTACTCAATAAACTTTTGAAAGTTTGTTTTGTATAGCTGATGCAGACTTTCAACTTCAGAGTAATCGAGTTTCTTCTCACCAAGTTCTAGATATGCAATGTGATTGAGACTAAAACTTTCTTGTTGTGAGTATGTAAACTTCTTGTACAATTCAATGTAATCAAGAATAGCAATACCCACCAAGTCGAATGCTACTTGCTGTTTGTTGTGAATCGTAGTTGTACGTTCACCGATTCTACGGAATGGTGATAAACGCTTTGCAGTATTGTCGCCCATGAGTTTTGTGATACGATTGTTCAGATATGGAATATCAAAGAATTGAATGTTCCAACCAGTCACAATGTCTGGTGATGTTTCTTCCCACATGTCAAGGAAACGCATGATAAGATTATTCTCATCACGGCACATCATGTATGTTACATCATCACGATAGTTATTAAACTCGCCACAACCAAACACATAGAAGTGTCCCGCTATCTTAAACGTGATGGCAGTAATTGGCTCACTCGCAGATGCAGGTTCAGGAAAGCCATTTTCAGAACCAACTTCAATGTCAATATTTGCAATCTTAATTTGTTCTGGATCATAATCTACTTTGCCTGGATATGCTTCATTAATATAAACGTAAGGGAAGTTTGTTGAGCCATAAACTTTAAAGTTATCAACATCTTCATAACGTTTCATAAACTCAGTAGCGTCACGCATTGTACCTTGCGACACAGGCGCAAGTGATTGACCATCTAACGTTCGATAATCACCATCTTTAGATTGTAGATATAACGTTGGGTTGTATTCAACTTTATCGCTGAACCTCTTACCGTTATTATATCCACGAACAAGAATGTTGTTACCAAGTTTAGAAAAATGCGTATAAAATTTCATTAAGTAATAATGCCTTGAGATGGTGGCAGGACAATTCCTGAACCGTATATCTCATTATACTTGTTTTTTATCTCTTGTGCAACTGATACTTCATATATTACGTGGTCATGTTTGATTTGTACCACTTTTTGTTCAGAGAAAATTAAGAGGGGTTGCATTTGTAATGATGCTTTGCCAGCTTGATTCATACCGATAGCAAGAACACATGGGTTCTCTATACGATAAATTTCTCGACCTGTTTCTACTTCTACAAGATCACCAACAATCTCTTCACCTGTTGTCAATTTTAAAATTCTCAAGTTTGCCATTTTATATCCTATAATAAAAAGGGGGCGTTGCGCCCCCTCGGTGTTTACTTAAAACGATCTGGAAAGTTTAGACGTTCCCATTCTTCATCTGATACGGGCCACCAATATGTATGTTTCATATCCAGCCCTCCAAATCGACAGTTGGATGTACTTCCCATCCATCTCTCTTCCATCGTAAAAGCATTAACAATGCGTCTATCATAGTATGCCTCTGCGTACTAATTCTTTTTGTCTGTTTTCTAAATCACGATGATCTACAGATTTTGAAAGATAGTATTCAGCAAAGCCTTTTGCTTTGTATGTTTTTGCATCTTGAATTCCTTCAAGCAATGCCACAAAGAATTTTTTTACTGATTTCATAATACATCATCCTCAGTTAAATATTCTTTAGAAGTTTTTTTAGTTTTAGATTCAGCATCCTTAACTTCAATCTTCTTTGGCTTCTTGTGTTCTGGAATGATTCGTTCCAAAGCAATCTTCAACATGCCATTAATCAAAGCGGCATCTTGAATTTCGATTTGGTCATCAAGTGCGAATGTGCGAGTGAATGCACGATTGGCGATTCCTTTGAACAAGAAATTGTCTCCATCATCTTTTGTATTACCAGCAACAATTAATGTGTTGTCTTCTAAAGTGATATCGATTTCTTGTTTACCAAAACCAGCAACAGCAATTTCAATGACGTAAGTATTGTCACCAGTCTTGCGGATGTTGTAAGGTGGGTAGTTAGGAATGTTTTTAGTCACATCATCATGTATTTTTGCTAGTCGATTAAATTGCTCATCGAAGCCAACAAAGAATTTATCAAAGTCTTTGAATCCTGCACCGCCAAAGACAGCGGGAATTGGTGCGTGTCCCATTTTATATCTCCTCTTACTTAGTTGTTGAAAATGCTTTCTTAGCATCAAAAGTGTATGCGGATAGTCCAAGAGTTGTAAAAAACTTATTGACTTCTAC